GACCTGCAATGGCTTTCCCATGCCTCAAGTATTCTCAAAAGAGAAGATTCCTCCATGAGCGGCGGTCTGCTCCGGCCTCATATTTCCAAGTCAATTACAAAGATACAGCAAATATTTCACATAAAAGGTATGAAACTCTACATATCAATACCAATCAGCGGCAGGCCGCTACATGAGGCCAAATATCATGCCGAGTGCATAAAAGCCGCGCTCACGCCGTATGGCCACGAGTGTATAACACCATTTGATGTCTGCTCGGAGCCGGGGAAGTCTTATGGCTATTACATGGGTCGCGACATTGAGGCCATTATGGAGTGGAACATCGATGGAGTTGTGTTCGGCCACGGCTTTCATAATTCCCGAGGCTGTATGCTGGAGCACGCCGCCTCGCAGATCTACGGCAAGCACATCGTCTATGAGTCGTGCTTTTATATGCTTGACTTCGATAAACTAACTGTTAAACCAAATATACCGCAATGAGAAAAAAGTATCGCATCAAGGAAACCTACAAATGGGTTCACTCACATAATCGGCATCTTTATTGCCCGACGTTCACCGTTCAGGTCTGCACATGGCCGGGACTCTGGATTGACGTAAAACAATTCAAGGATGAAGAGGAGCCTGACTTTGCCCGGCGTGAGGCAGAGGAACTGTTAGACAAACTCAACGAAAAATAAGACATGAAAGTAGTAATCACCGGCGGCGAGGGCTTTATTGGCAAGGCTCTCGCCGCTACACTCTCCAGACGGGGAGTAGAGGTCATAATCATAGACCGCACAAAGGGAATCGAGGCTAAAGACTTCTTCGATACCGTTCCAAATCTCCATGACGCCGACTGTGTGTATCATCTGGCCGCGCAGACATCAGTGTTCAACACTAACCATGCGCAGATCATGTATGACAACATCGAAACATTCATGGCCGTATGTAATGCTTGTAAGCACGCCGGCGTAAAGCTGGTGTATGCCTCATCTTCCACAGCCAACAGCCCCAACACAACATCTCTTTACGGAATATCCAAGCGTTTCGATGAGGAATATGCCCGGTGCTACAACCCTCATGCTACCGGCGTCCGACTCCACAATGTCTATGGGCCTAACCCGCGTCAAGGAACTCTTCTTTGGCATTTACTCCATGACAATCCGGTAAAGCTCGTAAACGGAGGCCGAAACGTGCGCCACTTCACATACATAGATGACGTAATCGAAGGACTTATCTATGCCTGGGGGTGTAATTACTCTCTCATCAACATAGCCAATCCCGAAAAAACAAGCGTTTACGATTTCGCATTAGCGGTCCAAGCGCACAATGGGGCTGAAATATCGCTACTTACGGAAAAACGCGAATTTGACAAAATCGCCCAAACGGTTGACGAGAGCCTATTTACTGTACCTTTGCCGTACACGCCGGTGAAAGAAGGCATCAGGCGTGTATTTGACACCATCGACAATGACACGGCGCAGTAGAATCATACGAATGGATAAATGGGATGTTCCTGCTTCTCAGCCACGGCTGAAAGGTGGGAATATCCCTCTTTGCGACCTTACGCCCCGGACCGTGGTTCATCAGCTCGGTTCCCTGGTGTATTTCTCGCAGTTCAGACGCACAAAGAGCGGCGTAGCATTCAGTGAGATTAAGCAGTCGGTCGATATAGCCACACTGTTTGCCGAGACTGCCTGCAACTTTATTCAGCGTCTTGTCAACAATACGGAAGACTGGGCTATAATCACAACACCCCGGCGCCGTCATGCAGACGGGTTCCACTTTGCCATGGCGGTATGTCAGCGAATCTCTGACAATCTCGGTATTCCATTCTATGCAGACGCGGTGCAGTGCATCAACCGCAATCGTCTGGCCCCGGAGTTTCATCTGCTCCGGCCCATCACCGAGCGGCGCGTAATAGTTTACGATGACATCATCACAACCGGCACAACACTGACGGCCACGGCAACATTATTGGCGGATCGTGATTTTGTCCTCAACCTCATAGGCATCAATAACCGCTAAAATCACATCTCCCGGCCATGAATCTTACCCAACCCCCACCACATAGCCGCGCTGAAAACGCCTATAGCGGCTTAAAAAGCGGCACAATGGGTGAAATTTGTAAGATTGTCAAAAATTTTTCAAGGGCGGGAGAAAGAAAAAGGACTTATGAACATACAAGAATACAATCCATCGCACCTATTTTGTCTTTGGGAACTTCAAACGCTGATTATTTACAAAATCAGTATTGGATTATATAATACATCTCATACATCATCACAATGGCACGAAAGAAGAACAAACACGGATTGACGGCCCAACAGGAGCTGTTCTGTCAGTATGTCGTAGATGCTTACGGTACGGATACACGAGGAGTCCTTGTGACAGCCTACCGTAAGGCCTACAACTGCAAGAATGATGCGAAAGCAAGTACCCATTACACATCGGCTTCTTTGCTGATGAGTGACCCCAAGATAGCCCAAAGGGTTGAGCAGCTTCAGGAAGAGCGTGCGAGACTCGCCACGATCAGCCGAGAACGCATAATATCCGATGATGTGAAGATACTCGACCTTGACCCTCTAACCCTTTGGATAGAAGATGAGAAAACGCATCAATGGCGTATGCGATACCTGCATGAGATACCCAAAGAGGTACGGCGCCTTTTGAAGTTCACACGCAACGGCAAAAGACTCGTACCCGATGTCGATAAGGATGCTGCCAAGAAAAGGCTTATAGATGTACTCGGCTTTGCCTCGGCCAAAGACCTCAACATAACTACAAGCAATAAAGTGTCCGGCGAACTGCGCATAGGTTTCAACGATGATCAGGATTAACCTCAATATAACATATATAGCCCGACAAGTAGCAAAATGTAAACTTTCCCCAATAGTGAGATACTGACAAATGTAGCAAAATGTCAGAAAAACACCCTCAAACCGAGAAAATCAATGCAAATCAATTATAAGAAGCTCAACCCTCTTGGCTTTCATCTGCTGAAATTGCTCCAGGATACAGCCATCCGACTGATTATATTGTTCGGTGGCTCATCTTCCGGCAAGTCTTACAGTGTGGCACAACTGATTCTCATAATGACCCTATGGGACGGTGAGAACACTATCGTCATGCGTAAGGTAGGCGCGTCTATCAGTAAAACCATATACGAGGATTTTAAAGTAGCGGCAAAGCAGCTCGGCATCTTCAGCCTGTTCAAATTCAAGGATGGAGTCCGACAGATCGTCTGCATACCCAATGGAGCCAAGATTGATTTCGGTGGTCTTGATGATCCGGAGAAGATTAAGGGTATATCCAACTATAAGCGCGTCGTTCTTGATGAATGGTCGGAGTTCGACAGCGAGGACTACAAGCAGGTCCGTAAGCGTCTGCGCGGTAAAGAGGGACAGCAGATCATCACTACATTCAACCCCATCAAGGAAACGCACTGGATAAAGAAAGAAGTCTTTGATGTTGAGAAATGGCACGATGTGTCTATGGATATTGAGATTGCTGGCGAGAAGATTCCACCAGAATTAACCGCTGTGAAATCCATACGGATGAACGAGACCAAGTTTATAATCAACCCTCGCACCAAAGAGATAGAGGAGCACGCCCCGGATACTGTCGTTATCCAATCGACCTATCTCAATAACTTTTGGGTTGTCGGCTCTCCCGATGGCACCTACGGCTATTATGATGAACAGTGTATCGCCGACTTTGAGAAAGACCGTATCAATGATCCGGACTATTACAATGTCTATGCTCTCGGAGAATGGGGCGTTATCCGCACCGGTTCCGAGTTCTTCGGGTCCTTCAACCGAGGCAAGCACACGGGAGAGTGCAAATACAATCCCGACCTCGCTCTTCATGTCAGCGTTGATAACAACGTGCTGCCTTACATCTCATACACCTTTTGGCAGATTGAGTATAATTGCGGTTCAATGATGGACACAAGGCCGGAACAGCGTCAAGGCATTAGGATTCGCCAGATAGATGAGATTGCGGCCGAGAGCCCTCACAACACAGCCCGAAAAAGTGCTTTACTTGTAGCTGCCAAGTTGCGAGAGATGGGTGTTGACCGCATATATCTACACGGCGATGCCTCGACGCGCCATGCCAATACCATTGATGACCAGAAACGCTCATTCCTTGACCTTGTAATCTCAACCCTACAATCAGAGGGTATTGAAGTTATTGACTGCGTAGGCAAACAGAATCCGAGTGTTCCGATGTCCGGCGAATTTATAAATGCCATATTCGATAGCATAATACCCGATATCCAGATTGTCATTGGCGAGAACTGCAAGATCTCGATCGAAGATTACATGAGTGTGCAGAAAGATGAGAACGGCGCTATCCTCAAAACAAAGGTCAAGAACAAAATCACAATGCAGACCTATGAGGAACATGGACACATCTCCGACACGTTCCGATATGTTGTGTGCGACCTCGTGCGCGAACAGTTCCTGTCGTTCTCCAACCGCCGCAAGCGTAACACTTATGCTCGTGATGGAATGATACATTTCTACAATCCCGATACTGATTGCAAGTATAGCAGAGAGATTGTCTATGCCATACCGAATGTGAACGGTAAGTTTGCTATGGTCCACGGTAAACTGTGCGGCGAGAAATGGCATATTGTTAATTTGATGTTGAAGGAAACATCATCTACCGATGAAATAGCCGAGATTCTTATCAAGACCAAAAGCCCTCAAACCATTATCGAATGTGGCCCGGCTTATTACCGATTTGTCCGCGATCTGCGCAAGGAAATTCCAAATGTAAGAGCCATGAAAGAGGTTGCAGACATAGACCGACGCATAGCGGCGACCTCTGACTTTGTGAAGAACCATCTTTTGTTCAACGAAGATAAGTTAGACAAAAATTTACAGTATTCTCAATTTATGACAAATCTGCTTGATTACAACAAGGACACCGGCGAAAGTATTGAGGCGAGTGCCGTTTTAAGTGGCTTCATCAGGTTCGTTGTAAAATTCAGTTTTGAGAGCGGAAATGAAGTAACAGCCGATAATATAGCGAGTTAAGGCTGATTTTTGACATCCTTGAAAAATCGGTTTTTTGAGGATTTGGCGCAACCGATTGTATTTGTGCTTTTCTTTGCGACAAAAGAACAAAGCATGAGTTTTATACGACGAATATTTGGCACCAAAGATAAAACGGAAGCTCTGGTTGTAAAAGCGGACAGCATGACGCAGGCCAACAACCAGGGCACCCGTGGTGCTTATGGCGTTGTCGATGCTTGGAAATACCAGCAGGTGTTGTCTATGATTGATAGTCTGATTCGTCCGTCAGTCGTAGGCAACAACTTCATCGAATTGTTCAAGACAATTCCGGAAGTGTTTTGGCCGATTGATTTCATTGCAAAACGCATCTCGGAGGCTCATTTTGATTTGAAAAGAGTCAAGGATGATAGTCTTGTGTGGTGTAACCGCCTCGGGGCTGACACGATTCTCAAACAACCCAATCCGATTATGACTTGGCGAGAAATCGTGTATCAGCATTTTGTATATAAGCTGGCCACCGGTAACGCCTTTTTCCGTGCGTCTATGCCGGACAATATAACGGCCGATGCGATCAAGTTTCAATGGTGTTCCAACTACTGGAGTCTGCCGGCGCATCTCGTTCAGGTCAAGCCGATGGAGTACAGCTATGGTGTGCCCATGTTCGGTATCGCCAACATAGAAGAGCTTATCAAGGGCTACACTCTCGATCTCGGTGCATATTCTGGCCTTACTATACCTTACTACCAGATATGGCATGACCGCGACGGCATACCCGAACTGATAAGAGGCAACGGCTACCTCAAGGCACCGAGCAGACTTTTGGCTGTCAAGAAACCCATCGCCAACCTCATCGCAGTATATGATGCCCGTAATGTGATTTTTATTAAACGTGGTGCCTGCGGTTTTGTAGTAGCACAGAAAGTGGATGAGACAGGCACGGTGGCACTTGAACCTAATGAGAAAGATGAACTCCGGGAACAAATAAACAGCAAGTACGGTGTGGGTGAGGGTCAGTCTCCGTGGGCCATTACCGATATTCCCGTGAATTTCATACGCACCAATCTCTCCATACAGGAATTGCAGCCGTTTGATGAAACGCTTGAAGATGCAATCAAGATCGCCTCGGTGTTCGGTATTCCGTCTGTGTTGGTACCGCGTAAAGACCAATCGACATTCAGCAATCAGGACACCGCCGAAAAGAGTGTCTATACCTCTGTAATCATTCCGGCGGCCAAGCGCTTCTGTGAGGCTCTGACAACATTCCTCGGTCTTGATCAGAAAGGTCTTTATCTCGATTGTGATTTCAGCGATGTGGCTTGTCTGCAGGTCGGAATCAAAGAGAGCGAAGAGGTTAAAAAACTCGTAAATGAGCGGTGCCTTTCGCAGTTCAATAACGGACTCATATCAATCAACGACTGGCGCTCCCAAATCCATGAGGATGCTCTTGAAGGTGATATTTTTGACAAAACCAAGTTTGAAATGACCCCCGAAGAGATTGCCAAAGTGGATAGTGTGATCAAGGCTCAAACATCTCCGATTCAGATTAACACCGGCCATGCCGGAGAAAAGAACCCCGACAACAATCAATCCAATAATAAACCCTCGAAAGGAGAAAGTAATGAAAGAACAGATGATTAATCTCCAGTACGAAACGAAAGCACTGGATGTCACTGAGAAAGGTATCGTCACCGTAGGGGTGAACGGTATAGGCATCGAGGACGCACAGCACGACATCTCGATGCCCGGATCATTCACGGATACTCTCCGTGATGACATAAGCAAAATGCGATGGTTCCTCAACCATGACACACGCCAGCTTCTCGGCGTTCCTCTGTCTGGTGAGGAAAAAGAGAACAACCTTATCATGACCGGCCAAATCAATCTGCACAAGCAGATCGGTCGAGACATCTTTGAGGATTACAAGCTCTTCCGTGACGCCGGCCGAACCCTTGAACACTCTATCGGTGTCAAGGCTCTTGCCCGCGATGAAGAGGACCGCCGCAAGGTTGTGAGGTGGAAGATGCTCGAATACTCCACACTTACCGGCTGGGGGGCTAATCCTCAGACATTCCTTGTGGGGTTAAAGAGCGGAACCGCCGATCAGTTGAGAGATGCCGCCGATTTTATCCGTATGGCTTTCAAGCAGCACGGATATTCAGACGAGCGACTTAAAAACTACGATATGGAACTCAATCTGCTACTCAAATCACTCAGCGGAGGTCTTGTAGTTTCTTGTCCGTGTTGCGGCTATCAATTCGACTATGACAGTCTGCCGGAGCATACATTCTCGCAAGAGGTGCGTGATGCCGCCGGCGAATGGCTCAGTTGGACGGCACGCAACATGGCGCGTCAGGAAATGGAAAAACTCACTCCCGAGATCCGGGAGCAGGTCGTTTCCATTATCGACTCTCTTAAAGGCAACAAGGAGAGCCTGACCGAAAAGAGCATCACAGACTCTCTCGCTTTTGTACGTTGCCCACACTGTTACTCCCGAGTCTATCGCGGCAATACAATTCTTGTCGGCGAAGCCACCGAACAAAAGGAAGTAAAGCCCGATGATGTGGATCAGAAGCCGGGCAAAAAGGATGATGACACCAAAAAGAAATCCGCTGATATTCCTACACCATCGGCGTCTTTCTGGGCATCGCTCAATTCTGCAACCAAAAAGTAAATAATCACCATTTAATTTCATAGTGCATTATGGCAAAATTAACAGTCAAAGAAGTAGAGGAGATTGTAGGCGTCAAGACCGCCGGTCTCCCCGATGAACAGAAACAGTTCATCAGCAACCTTATCGGTGCTTTCACCGATACAATAAACAAGTCTATCGAAGGGCTCCTTGACACTACCGCACTCAAAGAGGCTCTCAAGCCTTTCAACTCGGCCGATGGTGTCACGCTTGATTCTCTCTCCAAAGAGAACCAGGATCTCGTTAAGCAGGTTAAGAGCCTGTCCGATGCTCTCGACAAACTGAAAAGGCGTGGCATCGGCCTCGACTTTGTCAGCAAGTTCAACGAGGCTTTCGATGAGATGTACGACTCGCCCAAGATGCAGGACTTCATCAACGACCGCGAAAAGACCTCCGGCTCTTTCGCGTTCAAGGACATCTCCCTCTCCGGCAATGTCGTTCCCGGCGGTACTCTTACCGTGACTCAGCAGAGCGACCGTGTAGTTACCCAGGCCACCGACAAGAAACTCCATGTCCGCGACTTTTCCACCGTACTGCCCGGCGATCCCGAGTTTCCCATCTTCGCTTTCCAGCAGATTTACAAAGTGGACCGCAACGCCCGCTATGTACCCGAAAACGGTATGCTGCCCGAGTCGAGCCTCAGCATCAAGGAAGAGACCGCTCAGGTTTCCCGTGTCGGCCATCACTTCAAGCTGTCGAAGCGCGCGCTCAAGTGCAAAACCTATCTCCGTGGTTACGTCATGAACTGCCTGCTCTCCGGCGTCCGCGATGCCGAGGACTTTGCAATCCTCTTCGGCGACGGCTCCGGCGACAACCTCAAGGGCATCACTCGTTACGAGGGTGTAATGCCTATTGAGAAGATCATCTCCGACGCAATCTTCACAGTGGCCGCCGGCGGCGTTCTATCCATCGAAGAGGTTGACAACGGCCTCATCGTAGAACTGAAAGAACCCAACGACCTGCTCATCGAGGGTCTGAAAGTGACCGGCTCCGCCGCCGTCACCAACACCGACCTCAACAAGACATACGATGTCATCAAGGTCAATGACCGCCGCATCTTCCTTGAAGGTGCCGCTCTCGCCGATAGCAACACCGACGCGCTGCTGGCCGCCGATGTTGCCGCACTGAAGCTGACTTTCAAGAACGGCGCCTACCAGAGCATCGAATCGCCCAATAGCATCGACGCTCTTGAAACAGCAATCTCGGTTATGACCTATGCCCAGTTCGTTCCTACCGTTCTCGTGCTGAACCCCATCACGATCAACGCTATCCGTTGCGAGAAAGCCACAGACGGCAACCGCCTCGAAGTAGTCAAGGACATCAACGGCAATCCTGTTATCGGCGGCCTCCGCGTCGTTCCTTACAGCGGTATGCCGGTGGGCAAATACTTCCTCGGCGATATGCAGCGCGGCGCTCAGATCATCGACTATACACCTCTGACCGCAGAGTGGGCCGATGATGTGAACACCAAACTCAAGAACCAGGTTGTACTGCTCGCACAGGCCGAGGAGATCGTGCCCGTGTTCTGCCCGTGGGCTTTCGCATACGGCAGTATCAACGCCCTCAAAACAGCCATCAAGAAAGCGTAAGCCATGAACTACATTCTGAAAGGAGACCCCAAAGAAGTGGCCAAAGTCCTTCAGGAAAACCGTATCCGTGTTGACAGAGGCGTGATTGCGTTCACGCCCTGTCAGCAGGACTCGGTTCTTGATGCCGACAGCATAGCCACGCTCCGGGAAGACTTGGAGTCCAAGACAACAGTGTGCATGGAAATGGCCGCTTCGCAGGTAGAACTCGCTTCCATCATACGTGAACTTGTCGCTTTAACCGCAGAGGGATGTATCGCTATTCCCGATGATCTTGCCGCCCGTCTTTCCAAGTTCGGTTTCACCGTTCCCAAAATCGCCGAAACCGTTCCCAACAAACCCGAAACCGTGGAAGATAACAAGATTGTGGATGCTGAAGACATGACAGAGGTTGACCTCGACGATGTGAAAGACACCGAAGAGTCCGATACCAAAGAAGCTCCGGCACCGACTCCCAAGAAAACCCGATCCAAAAAATCAAAGTAACAATGCTGATAGACTGCTCATATTTCATTGACGGACCGCGCCACATTCAGAATGCGACTCTCGGCGACTCACGGAGAATGCCTAATGCAAACTCTGATGAGGTCAACGACGCGATTAAGGCGTACATCCGAATGTTTCAATGGCCGTTTCTGAAAGAGGCCCTCGGGACTCCCATTGCCAGTGCAGTCAACTCATATCTCAAACTTCACGACAAATGTGAGGATGAAGAGAATGATGTTGACCTCGACATGGTAATAGAACAACTCCGTGAGCCTTTCGCAAACTATGTGTTCTATAAGATTCTGCGCGACGGCAATAATCAGGCTACCATGACCGGGCTTGTGCGTCTCAAATGTGCCAATGATTATGTTGCACCCATACGTCGGCAGGTATCGACATGGAATGACATGGTGGATATGATTGCAGATTTTTCTGCGTGGAGTAAGTCTTCGGACTGCCACGTGTCAGGCATTGTTACAGATTCCAATCTGCTTACCAAGATTAATGTCCTTAATCTATGAACCGTAGCCGTGAAATAATAGAGATATTCCGTGATGTGGTAAAGGCTACCGCCGAGGATTGCAAAATCATCATAACCCATTACCGCAGTGGCGAAAGTGAGGAAATCTCATGCCCGGAGATCAACTACACATTCGGCAACTCCCGGTATGTCAAGGATAATCTTGATGAATTGAGCAAGACACCGGCCGGAAATGAAAAGAAGTTTCCGCTTATCGCCCTGTTCTGTCCGTTTCAGGAGAAACGAGATTCCCCGGACTATTTCAGCAAGGCAACGGTCAATGTTCTCATCGCCTGTTCCACATCAAAGGAGTGGAGCAATGTAGAGCGACTTGAATTGTCTTTCCGGAACATCCTGCAGCCGATATACAAGCGTCTGTTGGTAGCTCTCAAGGAAGACGGCAGATTGGATTTCGGATATAACGGAGTTGTTAGGCACAACTACTCTGAAAACTATTCTTATGGTCGATATGGCGCTCACGATGGCACCGGGGATGCCGTCAGTGAGCCCATTGACGCCATAAACATAACGAATCTTGAATTAACAGTAACTAATCAAACTTGCAGATAAAATGAGACCACTTAGATCGTGTGATGATTCACACCTCAACACAGGGCTATCCAAATGTCCTGTTGATTTCGCCCGAATGAAAGGCGCAATCATTGTACCTTACGGCACCAAACTTCCGGCCCAGTTGACACTTGAAAAGCTGACTGAACTCGCCCATGCGGATGAGAACGAGCGTATCTACGGCATCGGCGGTTTCTGTGAGTATGCCCCCGAGGGCGGCGAAGCCCAGACAGGTGCCGTCGGCTACGGCGGCCTCCGTGTTACCGGTTACAGCGACCGCGCCGACACGTTCACACTTGACAAGAACTATCCCGAGCTGCACTCATCGCTCACCAAGTCCTCCGGTAAGGCATGGGGTGCATACTTCTACGATGAGAAGAACTACATCTACGGTCTCGACGACGGCACCGATGTTCTGGCACCGTTCCCCATGTCAACGATCCACTCCAACGCCACGCCATACTCTACCAGTTCGGCCAAGTCAACGATGACAGTCAAGTTCTGCCACGAGGATGCCCGCGCCGCCATCGAGAACGCCGACTATGCCAAGCTCAACTTCAATCCCCAGCGTGCCACCCTTGGCCTGACCGCCGTCAAACTCGTAAAGGTTTCCGACACCGGCAACGATTTCAAGCTGATCGAGAAAATCGGCGGTTTCGACTTGACCCCGACTTTCGGCCCGCTCATCGCCGACAGTGCCACCGCTATCTCCGGCGCCACCGCAGCTACCTACGATGCCGACAAGAAAACTCTCACTCTTACGGTGTCCGGCAGCTCATCGGCCGCGCCCAAACTCAAAGCGCCCAAGACGCTGCTTGAGGCCGGAATCGAAGGCATCGAAGAAGTGTAACCGCCATGTTGAAGTATGAGAACGTGACATTCCTCAAGGAACCTGCCAAAAGACTGACAAGAGATGAGTTCATCGCCCAACACTTGAATGTCTTTTGGCAGGACCGGAAGGAATCAACCCGGCGCAAGATGCTCGGGACAGTCCATGACCTCATCACGGGGGCCAATAAAACAAAGAAGTGATAATCCGGGGCGGTGGTGAAAATCTCCGCCCCTTAATCTATCGGTATGGATATACAAGAAGTCCGTGACATAATCCACAAGATTGCCGAGGGGTTTGAGAACAATGCTATGCAATGTCTTGAATACCACTCCGGCAATATAGTGCTTGCCATTCAAGAGCAGATATACAGCGGTCAGAATGGCGAGGGGGAACCCCTGTCGCCGACATACGATTCAGATCCATACTTTGAGGAGGAGGGGCCGTGGTACCACCGCGCTCAGGAATACAAAGCGTGGAAATATACTATCACGCCACCTGTCGGCAGTTCCTTGTTAGGTTTGCCGCCGCGCCCGGACAACGTGCCGAACCTCTTTATCAACGGTAAATTCTTCTCGGAGATCACGGCCACTCGCCGGGGAGATATGCTTTATGTTGACTCCGGCAACGGCGACGGCCCGGATATCGTGGCAAAGTATGGTGAATCATTGCTTGACATTGGCGACTCAGCCGTGGGGTACTTCAACCGAGAGTATATGTGGCCGGCAATAGAGAAATTCTTTAATGATTGCGGATACCGATGAGTTGTGCGTGCGAACATAAAAAACTTGCAAGTGAGTACAACCGTATGTTGCGACTGGCAAAGGCTACGGCCAAACTTGATGAAAAGACTGTCGCTCTTTATAAAAATGAAGATGGCACATACGGCTTTACAACAGATACCGAAATAGATAAACAAATTGTAGAATACATTTCACCATATTAACGATGGCAACAAAAATTACAGACCTCGTAGACCCGAATGAGATTGAGAAACTAAAACAACTTGACGCCGAGTTGTCAAAGGTTCTTGACACCTACACCAAAGTGGCAAAAGATCTCGCCAAGGGTCTTGAAATAAGCGTCAGTGTCGTGGGAGACATTGACAAGCTGGAGAAATTTCTTGTTGATAATGGCAAAGAAGCTGCCAATGTACAACAGCGACTTACACAAGTTGTTGAAGAGCAGAGAAAGGTAATTGCCAATACCACCAACACCATCTCCCGACAACTCATGGAACAGGAGCGTGTCAATAAGACCCAGCGTGATGCATACACGGAATATGACCGTGTAAAAAAACTTCTTGACCAGTACCACGATACCTATGAGGGGCAAATTAACCGACTTGTGCGGTTAAACAGTCAGCTTGAAGCCAATAAAAAGGCTCAGAAAGATAACGAAAAGGCATTGTCCATGAGTCGAGTGTCGATGGAACAGTATAAAGCCAAGCAAGCTGAACTCATAGCGCAGCATCGTTCTCTTACACAAGAGAAACGTACCCTCACCCAACTGATGACGGCCGAGGAAAAAGCAGCTCAATCCCAGGAAGGCAGTTACGCGCATATGTCTCAACAGTTGGAACTGTTGAAAAAGGCTTACAAGGATTTGAGTGATGAGGGCCGCAATTCTGATTTTGGCAAAGAGTTGGAAGAGTCGATCCAGAACCTCGACGCCCATTTGAAAGACATGGCCGCTGACATGGGCGAATTTCAGCGTAATGTCGGTAATTATGCCGTGGCCAATAATGACCTCAAGAAAAAGTATGATGAACTTGTGGGGACACTGGCAGCTTTGCAATCAGCATACGGTAAAATGTCCGAAGCCGACAAAGCAAGCGCCGAAGGAAAGAAATTGGCTGCCAGCATAGATGAAGTATCGGATGCTGCAAAGAGTACGAAGAAAACCCTTGAGGAACAGACGGCGGCAGTAGAAGATGCCAAGCGTTCTCTTGGTGAAACTTCCAGTACCGCATCAAGCGTCAAGCGTGACCTTAAAGAGTTGGTGCTTGAAATTGCCAATCTTTCCATAGAGTATCAGAACCTATCCGAGGATGAGAAGAACTCTGCTGAGGGCCAGGAACTCGCAGAACATATCCGCGATCTTACTGAAAAGGCCGGTGTACTCAAAGATGCCATTGCTGATACCAACACCGCCATTACCAATGCGGCATCTGATACTCGCGTATTTGATCAACTCAGCGGCTCGATTCAGCTTGCCATTGATGGATACGGACTTGCACAAAGTGCCGCTGAGATGTTAGGTATCAGTGAGGGGGAATTGGCTGAGATACAAACAAAATTGCAAGCTGCCATCGCCGCCAGCAATGCGATGACAAAGATTCAAAATGCTTTGCAAAAACAGTCTGCTGTGATGCAGGGTGTAGCGAACTTGCAGACAAAGGCCGGAACCATTGCTATTAAACTCAAGACTGCCGCCGAGGGTAAAGGCGTTGTTACCACCAAACTGCTTACAGCCGCACAATGGCTGTTCAATAAGGCTGCCGCTGCAAGTCCGATCGGACTCCTTGTTCTCGCAATAATGGCCTGTATCGCGGCTGTGTATGGGCTTATAAAGGTTTTCAACATATTTGGAGGCGATAGTGAAGCCCGTAAAAAGAAGTATGAGGAAGAAAAAAAGGCTCTTGAGGATTTAAAGAAAAACAATGATAAACTCGTTGATCAAGCAAAAGCCCGTGGTGTTCAAGAACAGGAATTGAGCAACCTTGCCATAGAATGCCGCAAGGCTGAAATGGCTCAGGCTGAAAAGGCTTTTGCCGCAGCAAGTGCCGCATACGATGACGATGAGGATGAATACAAGGAGGCTCTTGATGCCAAATTACAGGCTACCCAGGACTACTATGCGGCTCTTGAAGACGCTCACAACAATGTTCTCTCCAAAATCGCCGAGGTTGAGGATGCCGCCATCCGCAACTCAATGGGCGAACACGAATATGCCGTTTATCAGATTGACAAGGCGTATAGGGCGCTGCTTGACACTTGCAATACCTACTATCAAAGACAGATTGATGATTTGCAAAATCTCGGTTTGTCTTTAGAAGAGTATGGCCGCAGGGTTGACGCTATCACGGCCAAGTGGAATGAAGAAAAAAGTAAACTTGGTACATGGTATGACTTAAAAACTGCCGCTCATACCGAGGTAGTAGAACACCCTGGAGATCCAAGTAATGGCGTGTTGCCATATACTACTACAGAAATAAAAAAAGATGAGCCAAAAGTAGATAAAAAGCGTGTCGATGCCGCAAAGAAAGCTGCCAATGACCTAAAAAAAGAGGTGCAGGCCGGAGAAGATGCCCTGCTCAAAATCATAACTGACAGTCTGGAGCGCCAGCGTCAGGCCGAAAATCTTTCTTACAACCGCAAGTTGAAAGAATTGCAGGATAGACTTTCCAAGACTAAATCGACTGAGGTTAAATTGCGCACAGCTCTTAATCAACAGATAGAGGGTCTGACCGCAGAACATAATCGCAAACTTCAGGAGATAGAGTTTTCCTGTGCTGAGCGTAGGCTCAAAACCGAAGCCGATCTGATTTCTTCTCATCTTTCGTATGTAAAGGAAGGGAGTCAGGAAGAATATGACTGGACTCTCAAAGCGTTGGATAATCAGTATGCCGCTGAGCTTCTGACTATTCAAAAGGCAGAGGCTGACCATACTCTCACAGTTGAACAGGCAGAAGATATGCGGCTCAACATTGAAAGAAAATATCAGAAACTCCGCGAAGATGCCGAGGAAGAGCACGCTGCGAAAGTTGCCGAACTGATTGAGAAACGATATGCGCAGGAACAGAGTAATCAGAATAATGCCTATATTTCCGCTGTCAATGCGCTCAAACAGCGCTATGACCAAGAACTTGCAGTAGCGCAAGGTAATATCGCCCAGCAGGAGGCAATCAAAGCAAAATTTGAGCAAGATCAGGCGATTTTGGCCGAGCGATATGCACAACAGACCGCCCGGGCATCTATCGCCATGCTTGAAGAGATTCTCCAAAATGAGCAACTTTCGGCTGAAGACAGGCTCAAATTTGAACAGGCTCTCGCCAAGGCCAAAGTAGATTTAGAAACAGAAATGGCCAATGCCTCTATTGCTCAGATTGAAAGGATAACCGAAGCCGACAATAGAGCCCGTGAACAACGGCAGGCAAATGCTCAACAATGGTTGCAGATAGCCGCCGATTCCCTCAACACCATCAATGAACTTGTTGGTACGGTATATGATGCCAAGATCGCCAAAGTTGAAGAGGAGCAGGAGGCTAATACCGCTGCCGGAGAAGCCGAGCAAGAACGCATCTCAGAACTCGTTGAAAAAAAAGTCATCACCGAAGAAGAAGGAGAGGCGCGCAAGAGAGCGGCCGAGGCCCAGACAGCCAAAAAGAATGAAGAGCTGGAAAAGAAAAAACAGCAGCTTAAACATAAGCAGGCCGTGTGGGATAAGGCAAACGGCGTTGCGCAGGCCGGTATTGCGACGGCTCTTGCGATAATGAACGCACTTCAGATGAAACCGTTCCCGGTGGGCATAGCCATGGCTGCCATTGCCGGTGCTATGGGAGCCGTTCAAGTCGCCACCATACTTGCCACACCAATACCCAAATATGCAAAGGGTACTGACCGGCACAAAGGCGGTCCGGCGATTGTGGGTGATGGTGGTGCTCCAGAGTTGGTAATCTTCGGTGGCAAGTCATGGATAACCCCTGATACTCCTACGCTTGTAGATATGCCGGCAGGCGCCGTGGTTAAGCCCTCAATCAATGTCATAGATGACAATATACCCGGACTTACGCCTATGCCATTCTCCGGCAATAATGGAACGCCAGTCATTGTAAATAATAATTACAAACGGTTAGAAGAGAAGATGGATATGTTCATCTCCGTTATGCGCAAGCACTCCAACCGCCAATATCAGAAATCAATCGACACATCATTAAACCGATATATAGCCGACCGTATATGATAGAGAAACTTGAACAACTGACCCTCTCCCAATTCGTAGATCTTGTGTGTGGAGATACAAGCGTACTTCTCGGCAAGCATGAGATGGGAAACAACGACAAACTTACAATCGCCACCCGTAATATCGTACTTGAATATCGTGCCATAGCCGACCCCGGAGGCACGAACTCCTATTTGAAGCACGTGGAAGATTGGATAAAAGTGAAAATGAATGTTATCATCTTCACCATGTGCAACAATCTTACGACACTCAAACAATATGGCCGAGCGCGTGAGGTGCTTGTTGCTTATGGACTGTCGGCATCCAAATGGACCGACGGCCGGGTAGATGGAACTATTCAGGCCAAACTCGCCCAGGCACAACGTGAACTTGATGACATGGAGACCGAGAACGAGAAGCTGATTGCAGAACGTGAAAAAATCCGCGCACAGTTCGATGCACAGACAGCAGCAATCATGGCCCATTTCAAGTTCCAGATAGATCCGGCCACAATCAAGGCGACATTGTACGCCAATCTCGTTGCCCGCCACAATCGGGAAATCAAGGCTCAAATTGCCGCACTAAAAAAGAAGTGATGCCAAAATATTCCTTTATGGCAGGTGCGTTCTTAATGAATGCACCTGTTTTTCATATACATACTGAATAAATCTCCGTGTTGTTGGTAACTCTTTGCAAAACCGCAAGAGTTATGAACGACAGAAGAAACCATAAGTCCCGCAAGCAGTCAAGACTTGCCCGAATAGAGAGGAAATGCGACATCATTCTCTCCGAGTTAGCAATCATCCGCAAGAGTGCCAACACACGCCACCGCTCAGTAGATGATGCCATAGAGCGTATGCACAACGTCTCCCGGCGCATGAGAGCTGAGGCAGAGCGTGACGCTCGGATATTACGCAGGGTGTTCCAATTCAAATAAATGGAACATGAATATAGAACACCTTGTAGTTGACAATATTACCTGGCTTCGTAAAAAAGCACTACTATTTTGCCCGAATGAGTTTGATGCCGAAGATCTCGCCAGCGAGACCATAGAGAAAATATTGAGGAGCCGTGATAGATTTGACTCGCGCAAAGATTTTAGGCCGTGGGCGCTCACCGTCATGCGCAATACATTCATAACCCAATACAACCGGCGAAAGTGTGTCCCATTTACAGGGATGGATGATGATTACTCCTATGCCTCCCCATACATGGCCGATCATGATTTTGAGATTTCTCACATACTTTCCACGGTCCGGGAATGTGCGAGAAAGTCAGTGGCTATTGAGTGTGTTATCCTATATGCCAAGGGCTATAATTACGATGAGATAGCCAAGATGCTCGGCATACCAAAAGGCACCGTAATGAGCAGGATCAGCAACGGGCGAAAGATGCTCCGTGACGCTCTTGACGGCTAAAATGTCAGTAAATGTTAAGGTGGTAGAATGGTGAAAATCAGATGTAAAATGGTGTCCATTCTGTTTGTGTCTATAGTAAATAATGGCTAACTTCACAACATAATAAAAAAACTATAAGTCAAACCATTAACCACCAAGAATCATGGAAAAGAAGATTAATTTCCGCGTAAGAGTAATGAAGTACGCATGGCAACTCTGGAAAGCCACACACCAGGCATGGCGCCTCTGTATGATTAAGGCATGGCAGCTCTATCGGCTCGCAAAAGCCATGCGCAACGGTGTGGTAACATTCTACTATACCAAAGCCGACGGCTCCATACGCAAGGCTGTTGGCACCCTCAAGAACGTGCCTGCCGGTGCCACTCTGGGCGGTAAAAAGATGACCAAACCCTCATACAAGACTATGGCCTACTTCGACATCAAGAAAAACTCCTTCCGCTGTTTCAAAGTCGAGAACCTCATTTGCGCAATCTGATGGAAATACTGCCTACAAACGCTTACCTCATCACTGAAAAGTATGGGGTAAGCCAAATCAGACCAGAGAATCGCAAGGAGTTTAAGCTTGCAGAAGTACAAAAATATGTAGATGGTTATATTGAGATTGTAAAGCTCAACGATGAGCAGATTATGATTGTCAACGAGGAAGGAAAGTTTGTCAAAGGGTGTAATCAGATTGCCTCGGCAATAGCACATCCGCACCGGGCAATAGACCAGCGTGACTATATCGCCGGAGATGCCGTGATATGCCCTTCAAAAATGCTCCCATAAAATTTCAGTTCCAGAATAACATTAAGCGCATCATGCTATGAATCAAAAAAATATGTCGCATTAGGCGCCTTTTTGAAAATTCAGTTTTTCGGTCATTTGGCTGAACGTGTAAGGTATTGGGCTACTTTTGCGAAAAAGGCCATACCATGCTCACAAAATATATATTAGAAATTGACGGCAAAGATAACGAACTTAATTCCGATGACATCAAGAATTGGGATGAGATTCTATGTGTGTACAAGCGCGTGGACTATAGCGGCGTGACACGTTCATTCACTTCACAGTTTCAGTTTGTAAACCGAGCGTACGAATTGATTATGGCTGCATATCTGCAAGATGGGCTCAAAACTAAAATCATTCTTAAATTCTATACCGTCACCGACCGATGGGAATGGGAAAAAATGTTTGAATTTCCACTTGATATATCCTCCTTATCTTGGACTGACTATGTGCTTAATGTCAACTGCCTTGACGATAGCCTTGCTGCATCCATTAAAGCACACAAAAGTACAAAGTATGAATTTGTTATCGGGCAGGATCTGCCAATATCTAACACGCTAAACTATGATCGCATAGCGATGTCGAACATGGTACAGCACGTCATTGCCGGAGATGGAGCGAATAGCCTCAACGGTCAGTATGTTACCCTCCACAAAAATGAGAATAAATTAGTACCTATTTATATAGAAAGTGATGGGGAGATCTACGAGAACAGTCCGATAGATTATCACAATCAGGACACCGGCGCCCATGATAGCTTCATTGAAGTAAAACATGATGTGGATAAACTTGAAATTAGCATTGAAATCAATACTGATTTCACATGCTCGGGATTTGCGAAAGATGAAGTTGCAGACATATACCTTGTTAAAACAAACAGCTCCGGAGAATCAAGTACAATTGCAACGGTATTTCACTGCGCAGGAGATGATGAAGATGCATATCCTCAATCTAAATTTTTGGGTACCTATACATCACTTGAAGCCTTAAAAAATGAGCATCCTACGGCGACAGGAGGATCTTGGGCCATTGTCGGCAAAAAGGATATAGCAGTCTTGGACTCCGTAACGATATTCGCAGTAATGCCGTTCGGCAATGCGGCAAACGATTGGATTATCTCTGACTGTGCCTTATGGGATCGACTTTGGAATCAAAAAGATTTCCCTGCATTATACTTGTATAAAAACAAGTTCACCTTCAGAGATCTTAAAGCAGAAGACAAACTGTCTCTTGTATATACATTTCAGTCTAATATAAACGTAGCCGATGGCAGCCCCTCATTCTCAGTTAAATCAAAAATCCAAACGAGCTGGGCTGGTAGAGCCAAGACAATCAGCATAGATGCCATTTCTCCCGAGACATTGGCAAAAGCTCTCCTTGATAAAATCTGCGATAATAAAATACGCATAAAGCCTCATATAGTTGACACTGATGTAAGGATGAGTAAAACCTATATACTCGCAGCAGAAAGTGTACGAGGATTGCCAGTTGCAAAACTATATACAACATTCAACGATTTTTGCAATTGGATGCAAGCTGTTTTTGGTTACAGCTACTGTCTTGGAGAATTAAAGAGAAGCAGATTTATTGGTTTACAGACATTCTCCGGTACAAGGGATGTTACGAATAATTCCCTTCTTAATGAGATGTGTCCAAAGGCGAACATCACCAGTTTAAGTTTCATGTCAACACACGGCGCGTTCGCTGTTTATAATAGCGACAATGGTAATTTTTACACTAAATGGCCTGCTACCGACAACATAGATGATTGGAAAGAATATAATGATGAAACAACCAATAAAGCCCGAAAAGATAAAGTTTTTATAGCTGAAACATCTGGACAAGGTTATTTTGTAAACAATGAATGGGAATTGCAAGAATATGAGGGGGATCTTGCTCACTGTACACGGGACGAGCAGGACGTTTACTTTATGCCTCGTACTTCCATGTTTAGTGACGAGCGTATCGTTGAAATTTCCAATGTCAGAGACTTACAGTATTCTACCAATAACGACTTTATATTTTCAACTGTAATAGCCGGATATGACAAACAAGAATACGAGGCAGAATGTGGACGAGATGAGTGGAATTTCTCTGCTCAGTTCACCACCGGTATAGTCCTTAATGAAAAAAAGATAGAATTAAAGAGTAAATACCGAGCAGATTGTTACGGCCTTGAATTTCTATCTCAAGAGAGAGCTAAGGATACTACTGATAATAAGAGTGATAACACTGTATTCTTTGTCCATTGCAAAGTTATTGAAACCCCGATTAATAACGAAGAGTTTGAAAATGGTAGTGAAGCTGCGGGAACAATTAAATCACTTGCTATTGACCGTAGCGTAGCTATAACTGGAGCTTTGACGGATACCGTCTTTAATGGTGAATACGCCCCGTATCGCTGTGTGAAAGCGAATGAAGGTTATCTTTCAGCAATACAAAATAATTGTAAACTCAAATTTGCCTCATTTGACGGCAATACGGATATTGCTGTAGACGGTGTGAATGGCAATTCTGACATTCAACTACAAAACCAATTGTTTACCGTAGGTATGGTTGAGTTCGCTACAAGCGATATTGATACTCCTATTGACCCGACAGCACTCTATAAGGTGTCATCTTTGGGGATAACCTATTATGGATATATCTCTGAGTGTAAGATACATTTTGCTCGCGCTGAAGCAATCAAATTCAAATTACTCGTAAAAGATATAGAACTATGAGATTGAGCCCGTTTACACCATTGTTTTTTATTGACAGAAAATCCGATGGTATAAAAAGCAAATATACGCAGGTGTTTTCTTCAAAAGACCAGATATTTCTTCAAATAATCTGCCGTACTGGTGAAGAGACCGGCGATTGGATGCTATATTCAGAACCTGGACATATTCTCTTGGATTACATAGATTACTCCTATTGGAATATGAACGAAGATACTGAAGTACACTTTGCTATACTTTCGCCAGCTTCAGGACTTTATAGTGTTGAGGTTGGTGGAAAAACAAGTGAAGTTTTTCGCGTTACAGATGATCCTCTGATATTAGAGAATACTACTCTAATACAATATTCAATGAAAGACAATCGCCAACGCAATGATGGTGTGTTCTTCATTGACGGGATGCAACAGTTCTTTGATTTCCGAGTTCCAGGTGGATTTAAGGATAACAACTGGAGCTTTGCTGTTGAAGGGGAACAATTCATTACAGATGAAGCTGACATCGTACAACTATATTGTCTTGATTCAACCCAGAAAAAATTCACGCTCGGGAATAGTGAGGGATGCCCCGTGTGGTTCGCCGAGTTGTTAAACCGACTTCTCTGTTGCACATATGTCTATTTTGATGGAGAGAGATATGCGAGAAAAGATACTTCTGTACCTGAAATGACAGTCTTGATTGATGGTATCAACTCATTTGTATTCACGCAGAATCTCCAAAAAGTTGTCAATATAGACCCTATTCTTACACTGAAACATCAGGCCCTTATGCGCCGAACAGACAATACAAACTACCGATTATCAACAATAAATATTAACCGTTTAATCAAATAACAGTATGGCAATCACTCAGAATGAAGTACAAAGTATCATCAATGCGGTTCTCTCTGCCATCCGTACCAATTCCAGGACTATCGGACAACTCACGCCGGTAACGTCGTTGAGCGACAATGATAGTTTTGAAATAGACGGCGGCAAGAGAGTGACCTATGCGGTACTTAAAAAACTGATAGAAATATTAGTTGCAACAAAATTAGATTCGTTGAACGAACTCATTTCAAGCTGTCAGATTAAATCGGTGGATTTCAATGTAACAGAAAATACAGCCTTCCTTACAATCAGATCAAATGAATCTGAAATATCTTGTAATGCGCCTATAGCGACTTCAACCCAAGCAGGTTTTATTACCGCATTGGATAAGAACAATATTCAGACAGCGAAGCAAACTGCCGATGCAGCTCAGACAACGGCAAATACGGCAAAACAGACTGCCGACACAGCAAAGCAAACAGCCG